TCAATCCACACATCGGTCAACTTTCCACGCTTGAAAGTAATGGATTTCAGCTTTTCACGCTGTTTCTCATCATTGACTCCACGGAAAATGATCTGATTCCTGTTGATCTTACACTCCATAATCATGTTGGAGCTGTTGATGTGCCAATATCTCTTATACTGCTCCCCAAACATACGAAAAATAGCACCCTGCAATTCTGCAAAAGTGCTATCCCTGTTTGTCACGTCCGCCTTTCGAACGCATAGAAGATTTCTTCCCGGATCCTGCATCAGCCGCAGGATATAATTCTGCGCCGTATCAACGCTCTTCCCCGATCCGGCAGAGCCTTTCATAACAATATACCGTTTTCGGTTGCGGTCAACTTCTTTGAAGCCTGGGTTCATCTGGACGTTTATGTTCATCCGGAATCGTCCTCTCCGTAATTAATTGTGATGTTGAGATCCATATCTGTATCCAGCTCAACTTTATCCTTGAACATACCAAGGTGTTTTCCAAGAAGCTCCAGTGCTCTCATCTTATCATTTAATCGGACTTCCCTTTCAACTGACGATCCTTTTTCACCATCCATAGTTTTAACTTTTACTGACTGAATACATGCCAAATCATCTTCTGTGGCATCTGCTCGAATAGAAGCATCTTCAGAATTGATTACTTTTTGCGGATTCACAAAAGCTATTCGCGCCAGTTCTTGGATTACTCTGTCTTGGTTGATACCTGTCCTTTTTGACCTTTCGGCCATTGCCTGCTGAATCGCTTCTGAAACTGGAGTTTTCTGGAGTATTTCATTTCCTATTTCGCTGGCTCTTTGTGAGTTTCCTGCTTTATAGCCAGCTCTGATCGCGGCCTGCGTTGCATTCAGGTCGATCAGATACTCCTCAACAAATCTCTGCTGCTTTGCAGTCAATTTTGCCATCCTGCAACACCGCCTTTCTGTTTCTGCACGCAAAAATTCCCCGCATCTCTGCGAGGAATCCTTATAAGAGTAACAAATCGGAGAATCTCCAGTCAATGGAGAGTTGGAACGGCAGGATTCGAACCTGCGCCTCGTGCCGGCGTCTCTGCGCTCTCCTTGAGCTACGTTCCAATAGCACTTCCTACCGTTTTTTGTAGTTATGGCACTACATAACTATAAAATTCAAGCAGGCCTTGTCAATCTCTCTAAGGCGGTGCATCGCTCTCAGTTCAGATGTCTGGGGGCTTCGTTCAACATCGTACATCATTCGGACTTTTTCCACGGGCTGATGCCGCCCAATCAGCGGTCAAGCTGTAACACCTGACCGCCGCTCAAAATACATTCACAAGGAGGTAAAGAAAAGATGAAACCCTTCCTGCCGTTCTTCCATGATACACTATAACATTTTGAATCGTAACATATGTAACAAACGTAACAAAGTTTACTCTTTCTCGAAAAATCTTTGAAATTCCATTTTCACACTGCCCTCCGTAGCTTTCCGCCCCAGTTTACTTGCCACCTGGCTCCAGCTCATCTCCTCGAAGACTCTGTACTTGATGATCCGCTGCATCCTCTGCGGAATGTGGTTCATCCACTGCTCCACTTCTACCTTCAACCGCTGGGCGTTTTCCCGGCGCTCTTCCAGGATTTTCTCCTCGCACCGCAGGCGCGAGTCCTCCTCATACGTAAACGCCGTCCCAGCGATCTTAAAGTGCTGCGGATTGTACGGAAATTCCGGATTGCTCCCGGACACGTTCGTCTGCACGATGGTCTGCCGCTTCTTTTTCAGCCGTCTAATGTCCTTTTCCGTCTCTTTGATCAGCTCGCATGCGTCTATGTACTGCTCCAGAACCTTTTTCTCCATTGGTATCACCTCCTCACGCAAATCTCAACTGCTCCTGGCTGTCATTGATGTTAAGGTTCGGCACCCGCTCCCCTACTTTTAAGTACGAGCAGTTGGCTTCTACTAACTTTTCCGCCATAATCGGCACCACACTGTTCCCGATCCGCGCCACCTGCTTTGCAATCGGGTACGGTTTCCAGTTGTAATCCCGATCAATGATATAATCTTTCGGGAATCCTTGCATCAGCTTCAGTTCTTCCGGTTTCAGCATTCGCAGGAAGATATCCTTCAGAATGTATTTTTCTCCCTGAATATCCAGCACCACATTAACCAAACCAAAACGATCCTTCGTGGTGATCGTATCCAGTGGCCTGTCAATGCCTTGGCAGCTTCCGCCGGATCCGTAATATTTAATCAGGAATGCGGATATCAGCCCGAAGTGCCCCGGCGATGTTGTAATCGTATGCAATGGCTCATCGCAACCCTGTCCGATACCAGTCTTGTAATATTTGGTAATAAACGCTGTCACCAGCCCGTACCGGTTACTGGTATCAATGGTCTTGATCGGCTCCGTTAGAAACTGGCCCCGGGAATCTCCGGCTTTCGTCTCGCCGTGATACTGGATGAGAAAAGCAGTCACCAGACGATTGTGATCTACGGTGGTAATTGTGCTGCAAGGAGAATGCAGGTCACTTCCACAACCTTTATAGTTTCCACCATATGCTTTATCCAGATACGACAAAAACAGCTTTTCTCCATCTTTTACGATATATGGATTCGGATTTTCCACGATATATTTCCGGATTCCATTCGCGATACGCTTCATAGTCGCGTCCGCCAGAGGCTTTGGCCTATCAAATATGGATCGTCCAAAATCTGACCAGTCTATGTAGTCGCCACAGGCTTTCCACCGTGGCTCTCGATCCTTGAAGTGAGTCGGTGCCGGCCATACAATCTCACGTCCGTCTCTCCGGAAGATTGCGTACCAGCGTTTCCGTGTCGTGGGTGCTCCGTAGTCTGCTGCTATCAGTTCTCTGCACTCAAACATATATCCAAGAGATTTCATTGCCATAATAAATTTTCGATAGTCCTCTCCACGACGTTCCTTAATCGGATGACCATTACTGTCAAGCGGCCCCCACTGTTGTATTTCCTCTACGTTTTCCATCAGGATCACGTCCGGCAGAATTGCTTTAGCGTGTTTGTAAACAGCCCACGGAAGAATTCTCAATCCTTTCTCCCGTGGTTTACCGCCTTTTGCCTTGCTATGGCTTGTACAGTCCGGCGACGCCCACATCAGAGCCACGTGCCGGCCTTTTACATATTTCTTCAAGTCAACCTTAAAAATATCTTCTGTTAGATGCAGCGTGTTCGGATGATTCGTTTTGTGCATCAGGATGGCATCCGGATCGTGATTAATCGCAATATCTACCGGTCTCCCCAGTGCCATCTCGATGCCGACGGAGGCGCCGCCCCCGCCAGCAAAGCAGTCAATAATCAGATCCTTCATTGTTTGACCCTCTTTTCGAGAAATTGTTTTCTTTGATATTTTTCATTTTTTTCTTTTGCCCCGGCCGGAGGCTGGCTCCTTTCTGTTTGTTCTACACTGTCATTTTAGCTCCGCACTTCGGGCAGAACTTCCATTTTGCTTTGATATATTCTGTACTGGATCTTCCTGTTTCAACGGCATCATAACTCTCAACCTGAAAGCCACAACCAGAGCATTCAGCATGGATATAGTCGTTGTGCTCTTCTCTACTTTTCCACTTTGCTTTTTTCATTCTTCCCATGATTCCTGCTCCATTCCGTAAGATATTCTTCCTGCTCCCGGTCCTCTTCCGGATCCTTCGGACGCTCTGCCCGGTTCAGCAGCCACGCCACCGCACAGATGATCCCCCCGCAAAACACGATGATTCCAATCACTGCCATCTACTCCTCCTCTCTGCCCTTCCAGCAGCGTTCCAGTTCTTCTAGGACTGCAATGCATACCCGGTCTACAAAATCCCCATTACCGAATGATTTCGCAAGCTGAGAGCATTCCTGGACGCTCTCAGTATAGTCCTGTTCTTTTCCTGGCCGATTATAATACTTCTTGAAAAATCGCCAGACCTCTGTAAAGAATTTAAAATAATTCATCATGGTAGCTCCTCAATCCGGATATAGATACCAGGCTTCTCCGCCCAAAACTTTTCAGTAATTTCAGATGCCACCAGCGCATCATCCTTCCAAAAGCCTACCAACGTCATGCAGTCTTTTAACATCTTCTGCAGGTTATCGGTGTCAGGCTTTGTGATCCTGTACTCTCCGTCCTTATGTCCATTCTTCGGGAAACACCACTTGGTAATCAGCCTTACGCCCGTTCTGTACGGTGCCATAATGCGATACTTGTACAAGTTGCCAATCAATTTCTCCTTAGCAGCTTTCAGTTCCAGCGGATCATAGAACACAGGTCTGCCATTCACGATTGTGACCTTGTGCTCCTGGTGTGTTATTGTTGGCGGTTCCATCGCCATAAAAAACTCTGTCATTTTTCATCATTCCTTTCCTGCGCGTCTGTGCTGGGTGGGTATGCTCCTAACCCGTTGTGGGGGCGTACTCAATCGCCCCACACTTAGGGTGGGCATGCCCGCACATTCCCGCCCGATTAGGGTATATATTTATATACAGGTGCCGGGCGGGCATTCCTGTCACCTAAAAAACATGGTGTCGGGCAACTTTCTGCCCGATGCCCGTTACCATGATCGCGGGCATTCCCGTTACCTATGTTGTTTTAGGTGTCGGGCATTTGCCCATGACCTAAAATGTTTCAGGTATCGGGCAAATACAACGTGTATCTTTATTTACCATAAATCCGATTTCTTTTAATGAATTTCGAACCGTTTTTTCCTCCGGATATTTCTCGCCGGTTGCTTCTGCATCCGATTTCAGGACTTCATACAGCTCCTTTACCGTCGGATATTTGTCCTCATGCGTAAACCGGAAATTTTCTATCGCCATCTTATATTTTTCCTTTTTGGCTTTACGCGCTTGCTCTCCTTGTTTCTTTCTGGCTTCTCTACCTTTCTGCCATGCCGGTTTGTCTGCTTCCAGTTCAAGATCTTTCAGCACGCCGATCTGATCCAGGCAGTGAACCGGATACTCAAACCACATGTTGACCGGTTCGAACTTTGGAAATTCTCGAAGTGTCCCTTCGATTCTCCATGCCGTATGGGCCTGTACTGCCGCTTTTGCCTCGGTGATCTGCTTGTCCAGGGCTATCTTCTTCCACCGGTCCAGATGCGCCTCGCAGTAGCTCATCATCTGCGCACTGCTTAGTAAATCGTCCTGCGAAAGATCATCCTCCCACTTGAAATGCGCATCCAGATAATCCGTACACGCCTTGCAGATCGCTTTATTTTCTTCCTGCTTCATCAGCGCTTCCGTAGGTTCCAGCTCGATCAGATCCAGCAGAGCATCCGGATCACGGGCAAATACACCGGAACCAGAAGCACGATCCATGGACTTCTTTCCGCCCTGATTTCCTTTGCTGTGATGATGGCAATAAATCACCGCGCATCCGAGTTCCGTGCAGACTTTGTCGAACTGGTTACAGAAATTTGCCATCTGATCCGCGCTGTTTTCATCTCCTGTGATTACCTTATAAATCGGGTCAATGATAATAGCCACATAGTTCTTCTTCGCAGCACGCCGGATCAGCTTTGGTGCCAGCTTATCCATAGGGACTGACTTTCCACGCAGGTTCCAGATATCAATGTTCTGCAGATTATCCGGTGTAAAGCCCATTGCTTCGTATACATCTTTAAAACGGTGCAGACAGCTTGCCCGGTCAAGCTCCAGATTGACGTACATGACACGTCCCTGTGCGCAATGCCACTGCAGCCACTTCTTTCCTTCTGCAATGGCAATACACAGCTCGATCTGCAGGAATGACTTACCTGCCTTAGACGGACCGGAAATAAGCATTTTATGCCCTTTTCTTAAGATTCCATCAATCAGACACGGTGACAGCTCCGGCAGATTATCCCATACACTTTCCAGCCCTTCCGGCTCCGGCAGATCATCGTTGACACCCTCAATCCATTCGTACCATTCATTCCAGGACTGTTTTCCGATGTTAGTATCTACGATGAACTGTTTCTTTTCACCACGCTGCACTCCTGGCATTCTGGAAAGTCTCGATGGATTCCGGTTCTGTGTATCCACGTCGATTCCGTTTTTCTGGCAGACTTCATACAGATAATCAACCCGTTTTCGATACTCGTTGTAATCTGCCGCATCTACCCGCACAATAGCATGCAGGCTCTTTTTTCCGGAATATACCAGGCAGGCGATCGGAAGTTCTAGCTCCCGCAGGATAGCATTCTGCTGTTCCAGCTCCATATGATCTGACTCTACTAAAGCATACCGGTATTCTGTTACATTTTCATTTTTACAGCCGTTTCCGTCCAACGGATTGAAGCGGATCCACGCCCCGGCTTCCGGATTGTAGTCACCAAGTACTGCGCCAATGTCCCCTTTACAGTCGTTCAGCAATTCAATCAACTGTCCGGCAGTACGGTCCCAGCTGCCTTTTTGTGGCAGCCAGCGCGTACCTTTTTCATCTGTCTTTTCCCAACTTCCGGTAACATAACCTACGTTTTCTCCTGCTTCAAACAGTGTTTCCAGATACGTGATCAGCTGCTCCGCCGGATTCCAGTTGGAAGGCTCCTGTATCTCTTTCCCTTCCAACCAGTTTTTATCCACAACAACACGGTCACTGTCCACCGCGATACTGTCGTTCCAATCCAGTTCATGGCCCTTCTCCGGAACCCATCCATGATCCAGGGCAAGCTGTACGATCGTGCCGCCGGTTACCGGTGAGGATGAGCCGGAAAAGGTTCTCCATTTTTTCTCACATTCATTTGCATGATATCTGCCGTAATCTTTTTGGCTCCAGGCATCCCATACAGATACCGGATACCCTTCCTGTTTCAGAGCCATCCCAACAGAACACCATTCCTGATAAGTAAGCTCGGATGGATTGATATGTTCTATAATTTCTGTAAGGCTCGTCCTCTGTTCCATACTCTTTAAGCTCCTTTATATTCTCTCGGGTTGATATCCATTGGAATCCGCCAGCCATTCGCTGCGATCCTGTCGATCAGATTCTTTGCTGTTTCAAACTGCCAGGTTCCTACATGCTCAAATCCCCTGCTTTCCAGAAAACGGATCTGTTTTGGTGTCGTCAGCCCCTCCGTGCGTCTTTTACTCAATCGATCCAAGATCTTTTCTGCTTTTCCTGCATTCTCGATTTCATCCGGCATAATGCCCAGCTTTTCCAGTGTCTTTTTCTGCTTCTCAGATGGCGGTCCCATTTCCCACCCAAAAGAGGGAACATAGCTGGACAGGTCTTCCGCCTGGATGGACATCTCAAACTGCAGCGGATCCACCAGTTTCTTTTTGCGCTTCTTCATTTCTGCAAGCTGCTTTGCTAAAGCTTCTTCTCTTTGTGCTACGACATCCTCCGATGCTTTCTGTTCCGCTTCTTCGAGATCAACCGGCATGCCTGCTTCTTTTTCCAAATTTTCTGTCATCTGCTGGGCTACTTCTTCATTTTCGCAGATCAGGCTCGCCGGATGGCACAACTCATGCCGCTCTGTGTGCCACAAAAAATCAAGCAACAGTAGATGGTCTTTTCCTGTTTCCGGAGACAATCGGGTACCGCGCCCCACCATCTGACAATACAGGCTCCGCACCTTGGTTGGTCTGAGAACCACAATACAATTCACAGACGGGCAATCCCAGCCCTCTGTCAGGAGCATCGAATTGCACAGCACGTTATACTTCCCGGCATCAAAATCTTTCAGAATTTCAGCTCTGTCCTGGCTGTCTCCATTTACCTCTGCAGCCCGGAATCCATACTGATTCAGCAAGTCACGGAATTTCTGGCTGGTCTTTACCAGCGGAAGGAATACCACTGTTTTCTTATCCATGCAGTATTTCTGCATTTCTTCTGCGATCCCCTGCAGATATGGATCCAGTGCGGTGCCGATTTCGCTTGCTTTAAAATCTCCAGCCTGCACTGATACACTACTCATATCAATTTTGAGTGGAATAGTCAGTGCCTTGATTGGGGACAGATACCCTTCTTTGATTGCTTTCGGAAGTGTATATTCATAGGCCAGCGATTCAAAGTAAGCCCCAAGGTTCCGCATATCGCCGCGATCCGGTGTCGCTGTTACTCCCAATACATGCGCATGCGGGAAATGCTGCAGCACACGCTGATAGCTGTCCGAAATGCAGTGATGGGCTTCATCAATAATGATTGTATTAAAATAAAAAGGATCAAAGCTGTTCAGACGTTTTTCTCTCATCAGTGTCTGCACAGAACCAACTACTACGCGGAACCAGCTCCCCTGGCAGGAACTCTCTGCCTTTTCAAGCGCACAACCAAGACCGGTTGTCTTCATCAGTTTATCTGCGGCCTGTTCCAGCAGCTCCCCTCTGTGTGCCAGGATCAGAACACGGTCTCCCTGCCGGACACACTCTTCTGTTACTTTGGCAAAGACTACCGTCTTTCCACATCCAGTAGGAAGGACCAGCAGGGTTTTTGATACCCCGCTGTCCCACTGTTCAAAAATAGCTTCCTTTGCTTCTTTCTGATACGGTCTCAGTTCCATTTAAAATCTCCCTGGTGTAAATGCTGGCTTATCCGAGTCTTTCGGATACAGCTTTTCAATGTAGTTGAACTTCTTACTTGGGTCTTTGATTCCCGGCTTCACGCCGATTTTCGCTCTTGCCGTTTTTCCTGGAAGCGCATTCCAGTCCATCCGAAGCTCTTCCCCCTCTTTTTTCAGACCGACGCCACGGAACAGCTCTGACAGTTTCCATTCCAGGCTGCTATGTAAGATGTAGTTCTCACGAATTGTAATCTCACGGTCTGGCCCGTGTACAATAAAGTACACGACTGCCATATTGCATGGCGGGAGCTTTCCTTCTCCTTTGGATCTGCTGCGGTCATATTTCTCGATGGTTACGTTGTAATCCCC